ACGAACAATTACCACTATGGATACAGCAAGGTATTGTCGTATATAACAAAGGAAGTATGGAGTTAGAGAATGGATCAAAGATTCTCGCTGCATCTACTTCAGCATCTGCTGTCCGAGGTATGTCGTTCAACATCATCTTCCTCGATGAGTTTGCGTTTATACCTAACCATATTGCAGAACAATTCTTTAGTTCCGTTTATCCTACTATTACTTCTGGTACATCCACAAAAGTCATCATTATTTCCACGCCAAATGGAATGAATCATTTCTATAAGTTATGGGTAGATGCACAGAAAGGTAGAAATGGATATGCTTGGAATGAAGTTCATTGGTCTAAAGTGCCAGGTAGAGATGCAAAGTGGAAAGAAACAACTATAGCAAATACATCTGAACGACAGTTCACGCAGGAATTTGAATGCGAGTTTCTAGGATCTGTTGATACATTAATAACTGCAAGTAAACTTAGAACACTGACTTATGATGACGTAGTGACAACTAATGGATCTCTTGATGTATACGAACAACCAATGAAAGATCATGATTATATTATATGTGTTGATGTATCTCGTGGTCTCGCACAGGATTACTCTGCCTTTGTGGTAATTGATATTACGCATGCACCTTGGAGACTAGTAGCAAAATATAGGGATAAAGATGTAAGACCTATGCTATTTCCAAATATAATTTTTAATGTGGCAACCAACTATAATAAGGCATACGTTTTGACTGAAGTAAATGACATAGGAGAAGCGGTGTCTGCTAGTTTATTCTATGATTTAGAATATGAAAACGTATTAATGTGTGCTATGCGTGGTAGAGCAGGGCAAATAGTTGGACAGGGATTCTCAGGTAACAAAGTCCAGATGGGTGTAAAAATGAGTAAGACTGTCAAAGCACAAGGATGCTCTAACCTCAAGACACTGATAGAAGATGACAAGTTACTTGTTAAGGATTACAACATTGTATCAGAGTTGACTACATTCATACAGGTTAAACAAAGTTTTGAGGCAGATGAAGGATATAATGATGACCTTGTAATGTGTTTAGTTATCTTTGCATGGTTAGTTCAGCAAGAATATTTCAAAGAGATGACCGATCAGGACATCAGAAGACGTATATATGAAGAGCAAAAGAATGCTATTGAACAAGACATGGCACCATTTGGTTTCATAGATGATGGATTGGAACAAGAACAGATAAAAGATGAGCAAGGTAATATATGGAGAATTGATATGAACGAAGAAAATCAAGAGAAATGGAGATTAGATGAGTATGGAGACATGGCAAGTCTTTGGGAGTATCGCTAAAGAACGTGCTTTTTCTAAATAATATTAGACAAAAATTGTTATTACATCAGGAGTAAATACATGGCTAGCACGCTTCTATCGCCAGGAGTCGAGATTCAAGAGAGGGATCTGACTATCGGGTCGATTGAGACGGTTGAAGTAAACGTAGGAGCAATCGCGGGTGCCTTCTCCAAAGGACCTGTTCTTAAACCAGTTCGTATTTCATCGGAATCTCAACTAATTGAACAATTCGGTGAACCAACCGACGCTAACGCAACGACTTGGTGGACTGCAGCAAGTTTTCTACAGTATGGTGGAGTCCTTGATGTTGTTCGCGTAGCAACAAGTGGACAACTAACTGCATCAGACGATAACGTCACATCTCCATATCTTCTTTCAATTCCAACACAAGATGTATATGAATCAACTTATGCTTCTGCAGCATCAAACCCATGGAAGTGGGCAGCAAAGCAAATTGGTGTTCAAGGAAATGCAATCAAAGTTGCAATCATTGATAAAGGTGCTGATGTAACTTTGACACTTGACAGTGCATTAAATACCACAACCGTAGGAACTCAGGTCTCTACAGCATCTGGATCTCCTGGCGGTGCTAAGTCTGGTTTCATCTATGCATGGGATGCAACAACAAACAAAGTCTCCTTAATTACTTCTGACACATGGATCGCTACTGACGTTATTGAAAACGGTGTAACTGACCTTAACGTAACAGCGAAATCAGAATGGTATGATAGTCAAATTGCATTTGGTGGTGTAAGTTGGGCATCAATCGCTCCTAGACCTGGCACTTCTCCTTACGTTGCAGAACGTGGTGGTGCTAATGATGAAATGCATATTGTTGTATATGATTCAACAGGAGTTATCACTGGTAAACCAAATACATTATTAGAGAAGTTTACATATGTGTCAAAAGCAAATGATGCTAAGACTTCATCTGGTGCTGTAAACTACTATCCTACAGTTATTCTTAATAAATCTCAGTATGTATATTGGGGTTCTCATGAGAACGATGCATATGATGTAAGTGGAAATGCTGCAATTACTTCTCTTGCTAACTTCGGTGGCACAAGTAATGCAGGAAATCCAAGCACAACTACATTTGATTTATTCTCATCTGATTCAGCTAACAGAAGTTATACTTTTGTAAAGGGTGCTGAAACATTATCTGCAACATCTGGTGAAATCATCACTGGACTTCAAGAGTTTGCAGATACTGAGACATTGGATATCGACTATCTACTCATGGGTCCTGGCGATGCATCATCAAAAACAAACACACAATCAATTGCTACTAGCGTTCTTTCAATCGCTGCGGGCAGAAAAGACTGTGTTGGTTTCATCTCCCCTTACTATGGAGATGTCGTTGGAGTTACATCATCAACAACTCAAACACAAAATGTAGTAGACTTCTACGACTCAATGCAAGCAACATCATTCGGTGTGTTTGATAGTGGTTGGAAGTATATCTACGACAGATTTGCTGACAAGTATCGTTACGTTCCTCTTAACGGAGACGTTGCAGGATTATGTGCAAGCGTAACTGCAAACGGTACTCCATGGTTCTCTCCCGCAGGATTGAATCGTGGTGCAATCAGAGGTGCTGTAAAACTAGCATTCTCACCAACTAAATCCGAAAGAGATACATTGTATCAAAGAAGGATCAATCCTGTAACCAGTTTGCCTGGTCAAGGAATTGTTCTTTTCGGAGACAAAACTGCTCTCGCTTCACCATCTGCATTTGATCGCATCAATGTCAGACGTCTTTTCAATGTGATAGAGAAGACTATCGGCAACGCTGCGAAGGGAGTCCTTTTTGAACTTAACGATGAGTTCACACGTAGCAACTTTAAGAATGTTGTTGAACCATTCCTCAGAGGCATTCAAGCTGAAAGAGGTATTACAGACTTCTTAGTTGTTTGTGATAGTTCCAATAATACTGGTGCAATCATCGACGCGAACGAGTTTAAGGCAGATTTCTATATCAAGCCTGCTCGCTCAATTAACTTTATCACACTGACATTCATTGCTACACGTACAGGTGTATCATTTGAAGAAGTCATCCCACGCAGATAACAACGGAGCATTGAACAATGGCAGCTAAAGGTTTAGGTTTACTTACCTTTCAATCAGCAATTAAGGGCGGTGTTCGCCCTAACCTGTTCTCGATAGAACATGGATTTCCTTCTGGAGTAGCAGAACCATCAATTGACGGAACTGGAAAACCAGAAGAGGCAGTAACATATATGTGTAAAGCAGCAGCACTTCCTGCAACTAGTGTAGGTACTGTTGAATTACCATTCAGAGGTCGTGTGCTTAAAGTGCCTGGCGACAGAACTTATGAAACATGGACTGGAACATTCTATATGGATGACGCATTTGAGTTACGTGCAGCATACGAAAAATGGATCGAACTAACAAACGGTGTAGGTGCAAACATTGCAACTGCAGGAATTAGTAGTGATGCTGATGGTATTCTTAAGAATATTAAAGTTGATCAACTAAGTAAGTTTGATGGAGACGGACAGAACCTTAAGGTAATTCGTCAGTACGAATTATTCTCCGCGTTCCCTGTATCTGTTTCTCAGGTATCAATAGCATACGACAACAATGATTCATACGAAGAATTTGACGTAGAATTTGCATATCAATTCCACACATCTAAAGCGGTAGACGCGGGTAATGCGGGTAACGATACCCTCGTTTAGAAACGCGACTAAATAGTAAGGATAAGAAACCACAAATATTATGGCAGAGTTATTCGGATTTTCGTTTAGGAAGAGAGAGGAGCAGTTAAAGAAAAGTGCTCCTTCTCCTGTTGCCCCCACGAATGAAGATGGTGCTACCAGTTTCATCGCAGGAGGTTATCATGGAACCTACGTTGATCTAGACGGTAACTTTAAAAC